TCACTCCAAGTTCAATTGTAACATAGTTTACTGATTTTTTCCAGCCCCTCATATGTACAGGCGGTTCTCCTTTGAAATAGATCCAGCCCTCATGCACTTGACCTAATTCAGTTTTCCATATTACATAGTCATTGACTTCGGGTTCGTAATTCCTGAGCATGGCTTAAAGTCTTATCCCCATATTCTTTTATTTTTCTGGCGGGCGGCACCCTCGATTCGAGAGGCCCTAAAGGTATCCATAAAAGTTGGATAAGGTATTGGACTAAACTTACCATAGGTAAAAGTTGAGTCAATTAGAATCTCTTGATAGAGGTTTTCATATTCTGGGCCTGAGTAGTCAATCATTGATTCTAAGTTTTGAATAGTCATGTACTGTAATACGACTGCCATCATCATCAATCAATATTGTTCGATTTGATCTGGGCGTATAACCCTTGGCGTCAGTCTCGCCTGATATGTAGTTAATCAAGACTTGATAATTTTTGAAATTGAAATTGACATTATCACCAATTCCAATATCATAAGGGGAAGCATAAGTGTTCATGATTTTACTGGTAGTTCTTTGTTCGGGAAAAAATGATAATAGTTGATATGTTTGATACACCAGCCCGTATGATCTGAAATTGAATCTAAAAGGTGATCTTCATCGTAGGCCTCCCATACACCAAGAGTATTTCTCTCATAGTACTCTTGATCTTCTTTATCAAGTGTACCGTCATCAAAGTCAAATTCAATCTCATCAACAAGAAATTTTTTAAGTTTTACCATTTAGGCCTCCTGATTCAATTTGTTTAGATTGTTACAGAATCGATCCATTTTCTCATCAATCAATCCTTTAATGATATTTGTAAGGCGATCCATACTCACACCCTCTAAGTCAGTCCACTCGCCAACATAGTCCATCTGTGCTGTATCAACTGTACCATCTTTGAGCCAAGGTGCTGAACATAACTCATTTTCTTCATCTAACCAGAAAGCACGACCAAAATGTAAAGAATGTATCATTATGCAACCTCCATCATTTTAGCAACGAAAGCACCCATAAGTGTTTGATAGATGTCATCACATATTTTTGTAAGTTCATCATCACTAGCACCAATATTAGGGTGATAAGAAACGAAATCCTCTAAAGGATCACCGCCATAACTAACTTCTCTAATTGAGACATCAGCATTCTTATCAATAAATGCTTCATGTAGAATCTCTTGATTCAAGTAAGTGTGTTCAAAGATCATAGTGAAAAGGGGGAATCGTTTGTTATGTACTAATTATAGTGGATTAAGAGTGCAATTACAAGCACTCTTAATATTCTTTTAAGATTAGTCTTTAATCTCATAATTATAATCAGCCAAGAGTATGTCTCTCACTCTCTCTCGATCAAGTGAATCACCGTCACCCCAAGTACATAGCTCTTCGCTGTCATCACTGCACTTTGATAGGTAGTCAGCAGTTGCACCATAGATATCTCTTTTACTTAATGGTAAACCCTTATCCTTAGTGAACATAGGCCAAATAGGGTCATTGAGGCCATAGAATGAATCAACATAGTCAACAAAGTCAGTTAACATATCGTTGAGTTGAGTGTTTGAAATTCCTGAGTCCATGATAATAAAAAGAAAGAAAAATGAATAAACAAGGTAGGTATCCCTAAGCACTTGTGAATGTTAGCAACCTTGTTTATATGGCCATTATAATCCCTGTAATATTGATTTCAACCACCTATGTGACACTAATTCAACTGGCCTACCATTCCATATCTGGTTGTTTACGTTTTGCGGCTTCTAGTTTATCATAGAACTCATCTATCGTACCCTCTAGTTCTTCATATATGTCATCTATATCTTGACGTACATCAGGGTCATAAGGGCCGACATTTAATTCTAAGTATTGATCTAGAATGTAGAGTATAGTGGATGCTTGACCTTCAGTAAGTATAAACTTATGTGGCCTATTCAAATTGTCATACATGATTAAAAGTCTTGAACATAAATGTTTAATTTATCTTGAGAGAATCGATTGTCTAATACCTCGATAAGTGAAAGTTCATTGTCTTGTACGGCCAAGTACTCATCTTCTGAAAGTTCAAAGTCATCAACCTTAACAACGTATTTCATTTTAGAAATCCTCCTTTATTTCCTCTATTATATCAGGTAAACTATCAGTCCAGTAATTCTCAGCTTCATCTAAAAAGTCATGCTCACCTAACTTATCAAAGTAACCAAATAAGTCATCAGATACATACTCAACTAAATCTTTTGTTGACATATTATCAACCATTCTCTCAACTAATAACTCTTTAAGAGCTATCAGTTGGTCATGTGAAAATTGTTTAGTTTCCATTACTTAGTTCTCCTATCTTCATTTAAAGGTGAACCAAAATACTCACGATTAATCACATAAAGAGCAATTAATGTAAAGAGAATGCCAAAAAAACCAACAATTAGTATTGGTGATTGTGGAAAGTCATAAGTGGGAACTGTCATAATTTAGTGATGCGGATTGTAAACGTGAAGTACAATAAGAGCTGATGATATAGCACAGATTGTTAGAATTGTTAGAAATGTCATCTATTTACCTAACTGTTGTTATCTAGGTTATTTTCTTTTTTTAAGAATGATTAAGAACGTGGGGCTACTCATCTAAGTTTCACTTAGGAGCCCAAATTTACGCTATGGGAATCGCTTACACCTGAGTCTCCAACTTTACCAAATAGATTTAAATGGATCTTCGACTAGTTCAAATCCTCTATTTGGGGTTTACGATCTGGAGCATAGCAACCAGCTAAGTTCTTAATCATCATAATCAGGCCTTACACTTAATGATTGTTGTAACTCCTAACCAAAATGGATGTATGTTACCCATTAGATGCCTGATTGATCTTATTATAATTGATGTGATATGGATTTCAACCACTTATGTGACACTAATTAAACTGTCACCTACCAATTGGAAATTCTTGTAGTTTTGCGATAGCAAGGGCTCGTATCATTACCCATGCTCTCTCGCCACTCATCATATTTTCTTTGCAATGATGCTCAACAGAATCCTCGACCAATTCCATTAAGTCAATGGCATCTAATTGTTCTTTTTTCTCCATGATAATAATTTAGTAATTTTAATAATTTAGGCGAGGGGTTATCTCATGTAGAGATGACCACCAGCCCAGTCAGTATTCTTAGGATCATGTAAGAACTCACGATCCTTAATAATTCTCATATCATATCTAACGTGTTTCGCTGGCGCTCTCCATGAGGCGGGCTTGTAAACTTCACCAGTTTCTCTATCAACAAATGCTGTTACACTTCCTTGGCGGTATCCAGCTTCTCTATTGTAATATTCATTTGCCTCTTGATATTGTAGATTGAAAATTTTGATGTACTTCTTACCTACTGAATAATCAAATTTGTACAATTTAGCACTGCCGTCCATGATAGCATCTAATTGCTCTTGAGCATAGGACGGATAGTTATAATTTCTATCCTCTAAATTTCTAGTCAACATATCAACTGAATGCTGTTTGAAATTTTCTTCGAGGGCTTCACAATAACCTTTAACGTATTCAATAACTGGAACGTGAGTTAGGGTTGATGTTGTCATAATAAAAGGGAACTGATTTGTTATGTACTAATTATAGTGGATTAAGAGTGCAATGCAAGCACTCTTAAGAATGTCTTAACAATTAGAAGTTATTGTTAAAAATATGGCCATCTGACTCAGAATAGTCATAAGATAGAGCATTATCCCAAGTTGCTTGCCAATCTACCTCGACCCAACTAGGCATTTCCATAGAGTAACACTCGCTAACGATTGACTCGGCAAACTCAGCGCCATCTGTATATCTGCCCTGATAAGCTTCAGATAGATTGCCAATAGAATCTATATCAAATATGTCTAAGAATGCTGTTACAACGTCCTCATCATACTCATCTATTGCTTGTAGATACTCTTCAATATAATCTACGAAGTTAGATTTGCCATGCTCATCAATAAACGCCTGTAAATCATCAGCATCGTTGCCGTCATCAACTAACTCATTGAATAATTCGGTTACTGAATCAGTCATTTCTACGTCCTCGCCAATTTTGATAGTGTCTTTTTTGATTAGTTCTTTGTATTCTGTTGGGGTCATGATAAAAGGGAACTGATTTGTTATGTACTAATTATAATCGATAGAGGGGTGATGTAAACCCCTCAAATCTTAAGAAATTATTTAAATGCTGTAAGTGCGTGGGGTCGGTTGTTACAATACTCAAGTGATGTAAGATAAACACCCATATAGTCTTGTACTTTTTCCCATAGGTTGTTTATTCTCTCATCTTCAGTTCTACCTTCTGAGCCCCATACACCATAAGCACTATTTCTTTTGAACTCTAACTCTTCTATCTCTTTTTCAGTTTTGAATTTTGTATCAAATTCAAGATTTTCAATGATGTAGAATTTGTTTTTCATAGGGGTGAATCTCTGTTTATATGGCCATTATAATCGGTGGGCAACTTAAATCTACCCATTGTGTGACACTAATTTTATTGTCACAGAGCCCCCTAGAATCGTCTCTAAGGGTCTTTAGACTCTATCGTGTAACAATTGATGTAGCAGCCTCTCCTTTATTGAATATGGTATCAACTACCGCCTCAACTTTTCTTGCAGTTGAGATACCCACATTTGAGTAAACTGGAACACATACAAGGCCAAATACCTTATCAGCATTACCTTTTCTAATCACTCTACCGATAGTTTGACTGATACCGATATAGTCCATTGATCTTAGGAATAGTACAGCCTCAAGACCTTTAACATTGATACCCTCGGATAGAATACTATGATGTAAGACTACAAATTTCTTGTCATTATCTTTTCCCCATGCACTTAGAGTATCGAAAAACTCTTCTCTTGTAACTTTCTTACCATCAATAATACCACCAGTTTTGGCTGTAATAAACATATAAGAATAATCACGCAAGCCCAATTCATCAACAAAGTTAGTCTCACCAATAAGATTGACTATCTGTTTAGTTGACTTAGCACAGATCAATACCTTATCTTTAGTAAGGTTGTCAATTGCATCAATCATTTGTTCGCAGTCTCTTTCAGCTACCAACTCATCCTTATGTAAGATTCTTGAGTGATAAACTTCAACTTTAGGTGGTAGTATATAACCTTCTTTCACTAACTTAGGAGCAGGCACTTGACATATTACTTGACCATATACTTTAGTCCAATTCATACCAGCCTTCATAGGTGTAAGACTATGTTTTGGTGTAGCAGTAAAGAAGTAACATCTTTCAGTATTGAATGAGAAGTGTTCAGTAGCAGGGAAAAAATTCTTTTGTACTGAATTGTGTGCCTCATCAAAATATATTGTGTCAACATAGATACCTGATTCTTGTATCCTATGTAATGAATGATATGTTGTAAAGATAATTTTACGGCCTCTTACTCCATCCCACTTGGCTATCTCTTCTGACTTAGTTGTACTAAAGTGATGAGTCTCTCCACTATGTACATGAAGTACATTAACATATTTGTAATGTTGTAGTATTACATCTAGGAACTCAGTAGATAACTGATTAGCCAATAAAATTCTAGGAGCAACTACAACGATGGTTGACCAACCTTTATCATACTCTTTAAGAGTATCATGTATCATGCACATCGTTTTACCGCCCCCAGTAGGAACTATGATCTGACCTTTAGACTTCTTAGTCATAACGTCTAAAGCTTTGATTTGATGGGGTCTTAGTTGCATTAAGTTTTTTGAATTATATGGCCATTATACACCAAATTTTGGATTTTCAACCACTAGTGGCCAGAAATCCAACTGGCACACTCATCAAGTGGCCACTTCAAAAATTGGTCTAAATTTTAATTTTTTTCGTTTATTTCTTTTCTTTTTTCGGCCACTCTTTTCAAAAATTCCTCATCGGGCGTGAACATAACAGGGCCCTCTGCAATCCTCTCCTGTAGTTCATCCAATAAGGGATCTTTATCGTTGTTTTTGCAACTCATTTACGATTAACCTCTCTGTAATCAAGTTCGGTGGCTATTGCCATTCCAACGACATAAAGACTGTAGAGTCCACCAAATAAGATAAAAAGTTCCATGATTCAAAAAAATTTGTCAAAAAGTTCGATGCATATTTCCAGAGACAAATACATCGATGCATATAATCAATCGTATATACATCGATACAAATGGCTTTTGCAGTATTATTGTGCAACCTCTGTGTTCGATGTATCAGACTCAGTTGTTGTTGGTGCAACCTCTTCTGTTTCTGGTAACTTTACACCAATACCATTTAAATACTCAGCGATACCTTGTAATTTCACTGCCATTTCTCTCTTACTTCTTGCTTGAGCGTCTAATGTATTAATTTCTGCAATGAGTGTCTGTTGTTGTTCTAAAACACTCTGTAAATGTTTCTGTTGTTCTGTCAATTCAGCCATTTGTTAAATGAATAGTTATGAGTATATTATATATGATAATTTTAAAAGTGTCAAGTGTACGGTTATGAACCCTTAAGTGCAGCAACTTCCGCTTCAAGTGTTTCAACTTTTGCTATTAACTCTTGCATTGCCTTAGTTAGGTATGCAGTATAACCATTATAATCAAATCCCATACCTGTAGGATTACATTTTCCAGCATTTGATTCATCTGGAGCTCCATCATCTGTCCTTGATTCGTCATACTCCTCACCATTAATAAGTTTAGGGAATAAGGGTTGCATTTCTTGTGCAATGAAACCTCCATGAGGAATATTTTTTCGATCAAATTTCCAATTAAATGTTCTTGGTATAACC